TGACGACCGCCGGCGGCAAACGCACCGGCGCAGGCCGCAAGCCGCTCCCGCCCGACCAGCGGGCCGTCGGCGTCACGATGCGCGTCCGCCCCGCCATTGCCGCACGCTTCGCCGCGTGGTGCACGCTGCGCGGCGTGAGCCAGTCGCGGGCGTTCTCGGCGTGGGTGAAACGCTCGGCGCGGGAATCGCCGAAAAGCAACGGTGCATGAGCCATCAAACTTTCATCAACCTAACGCCGGAGGAAATCGCGCACGGCATTGCGAAAGGGACGGAGCGCCAGCGAAGCGCGGAGGCGAAAAAAAGCGTGTCGGCTTTTCCCGAGCAATACCCGAACCAGCTCCTCCTTAACCACCAGCACGCAGCTTGCGCGGAGCTGGCTGTTGCAAAAATGCTGCGAGTCAAAACCGAGCTTGGCGTGGACGTTTACTCGGTGCCGGACATCGACGGCACGCGCATCGAGGTGCGATGGAGCCGGAGCCGGACCCATTGCAAAGTGACGAAACGCGACATCGAACGAGATCGGATCATCGTCGGGACGATTGGACCCATGCATTGCATCGAGATTCTCGGATGGATTCTTGCCAGCGACGCGCCATCACGGTGCAGGAGGAGTGACCCGAACGACGGAAGGCCGGACTGTTTTTTCGTGGAGGAGTTAGCGTGGGAGGACCCGCAGGATTTACAGGACTGGATTTATTGCCTGCGGTTATGACTGCCTCCGACCTCCTCCTCACCACCCTGCGCCTCCCGCAGCCCGACCGCTCGCCGATCTACGAGTGGGCACGGAAGCACATCATTCTGCCAGAGAGCTACGCGACCTCGGGACCGTTCAACGTCAAAATCTCGCCGTGGCTGATTCCGATCTTCGACGCGTTGCAGAATCCGCTCGTGCGCCGCGTGCATTTCCGCAAGGCCGTGCAAATCGGCGGCACGCTCGTCGCCGACATCTGGGTGCCGTGGCTGATTTCCAACGACGCGGGGCCGATCTCTTGGACGATGCAGACGGACGAGATGATCGACCGGCACGCGAAGTCGCGGCTCAACCCCGTCTTCGAGGGCTGCAAGCCGGTCGCGGCGATGCTCCCGCGAGTCGGACCAAACCGGACGACGACCGAGATTTATTTCGGCGGATTCTTCTTCCTGCTCAATCCTGCGAACCTTTCATCGCAGCAATCGCAGTCCATCCGCTACAAAATCAATGACGAAATCTGGCTGCCGAAATGGCAGGAGGTGTATGGTCACGCCGTCGCCCGCGTCTCGCGCTTCGAGGAGGTGGGCAGGTCGAAGATTTACAACACCTCGCAGGCGCCGGTGATGGACCTCGAGACCGGCAACGTCGAGGACACGTCCTTTCGCCAAGGCAACCAGCAGGAGTGGAGCACGGAATGTTCGTCGTGCCGCAAGGTGCATCCGATCGCCTTCGCGCTCGACAAGAACGAGGACACCGGTCTGCGGGGCGGCGTGGTCTGGGACGCCGCAGCAAAGCGGGATGACGAGACATGGGACGTGCCGCGGGCGGTCGCCTCGTGCCGGTTCCGGTGTCCTCACTGCGGCCACGAATCGCCTGACACCGACACGACGCGCAACGGCTGGAAGCGGGCTGGTCGCTTCGTGCCGATGAACCCAACCGCGCCGTCGGAGATTCAGAGCTTTCGAGTCGAGGCCGTTGTCAGTCGCCCGATGCGGTTACTCGTCGAAGAATTCTGCGAAGCCGACAATCACCACGTCCGGCAGGGCGACGACAAAATGAAAATCGAGTTTCGCACGAAGCGCGAAGCCCGCCCGTGGATCGTGGAGAAAAAGGTCGTGAACTTGTTCGTCACGAAATCCGATTACACCGTAGCGCAGTTCAGCAACGGCGAAGGCATTGACGGCGAGGTCATCCGGTTCATGGCGATTGACCGGCAGCAAGATCACTGGTGGGTCGAGATCGGCGCCTTCAGCTCAGCAACGGGGCCGACTTACAAGCAACTTTACTTCGGCCGCATCGAGACGCGCGACCAGCTCCGCCAGATGCAATACCGCTACAAGGTGCAGGACGCGTGCGTGGCTCAGGACCGCGGTTACCGACCCGCGGACGTGGACCGCGACTGCGCAGACTTCGGCTGGCGCGGGATGCGCGGGCACGCGCGGAAGACGTGGACGATGAGGGACGACGCGAGCGACAAGCTCATCAACTTCCCATTCTCGGAGCCGCGCGTGAGCGACTACCGAGGCGGGGATGTGTTTTACTACGACTGGAGCGGCGACTACTTCAAGGACCTGCTCGCGAACGCGCTGGAGGCCAAGGGCGATCTCAAGTGGCTCCTGCCGGCCGACGTGAACCCGCTCTATCTGGAACACCTGCGGGGCGAGTCGAAGGTGGAAATCCGCACCGGCGTCTGGGAGTGGCGGGAAGTCAAAAGCAACGCGCCGAACCACGGGCTGGACACCTCGGCGATGATGCTCTGCATGGCCACGATTGCCAACGTCGTGCGTTACACGCCGGTCAAAGACTGAGCCTAGTTTGACGTTTCGAGCCTTGGTATGCTCGACAACCCATTTCTCGGACTGGAAAGCGCGACGCTGACGGCGCTCAAGACCAAGACGATTGACGCGATTCAAGCGGTGCTGCTCAACCAGAGCTACTCGTTGAACGGCAAGAGCGTGAGCCGCGCGGACCTCAACGCGCTCAACAACATGCTCGGCAACTTGCAAGACGCATTGACGAACGCGGCGGGCACGTCCACGGATACCACCTTCGTGAGCTTCACCGGCAACTGAACAACATGGACAACGACCTTTTCGACGCGTCAAAATTGATTGCCCAAAAGCCGTGGCTCGACCGCGCGCTCGAAAACATCGCGCCGACGTGGGCTCTGAAACGGCTAGAGGCTCGCGTCGCGAAATCGCTGTTCGAGTACAATGCCGCGCGGACGAATCGCCTCTACGCTCCGAAACAATACGCGCAGCCAGCGGAGTCGTCGCAGAATCAGCGCGATCGCGTTGTGATGATGTACGAGGCTCAGGATCTCGTGCAGAACTTCCCCGAGGCTCGCGAAATCTCGCGCAAGTTCGGGACGTATCTGACGCCCAACGAGTATTCGCCGACGACGGGCGATCGCGATTACAACCAGACCATCAGCGAGTATTTCCATGCGTGGTGCAAGACGTGCGACGTGACGAACCGGCACAGCTTCAAGAAGCTCGTGCAACTTGCTGCCGAGGAAAGGCCGGTGGATGGAGACTGCGGCTTCGTGATCCGGCGCAGCGGCGAAGGCCTTAAGTTGCAACTCGTGCCCGCGAATCGCATCGGCAATCCGAACGACACGGCGGTCGCGTCGAACAATTACTTTCAAGGCATCATCACGAATGATTTCGGCCAGCCGGTCGCGTATCGGATTTACCGAGTCACGCGCGACGGCGTTTATTTCGGCGCGGAGGATGTTCCCGCGAATCAGTTTTGCCATTACATTGACCCGTTCCGCGTGGACCAATACCGCGGCATCACGGATTTCCACGCCGCGATTCAGACAGCGCGTATGCTCCACGACATCCTTCAAGCCGAGAAGGCTGGCGTGCGGTTCTCTTCGCAGCAGGCCGCGCTTATTTTCAATGACCGTGGCGTCGCGAATCCGCGCAACCTGTTCCAGCCGAATCCTGCGCTCTCGCTCCCGAGTGGGCAGCAGCAGAAGAACGAGCTGACCGAGGTCGGCATGATTCGCTATTTCCAGAACTCGGACCGAGTCGAGGTGATGCCGTCGAGACCATCGCAGGCGTTCACGGGATTCGTTCAACATCTGATGCACGAAATCGCTCTGGGAGTCGGCGTGCCCGAGGGCGTGCTGTTTGGCACGCAGGATTACAAGGGGCCAAGCGTCCGCGCCGAGTTCGCCGCAGCCGACCGCGTGTTCACGCGCCAGCAAGGCGTGCTGACCGACAAGGTTCTCGACCCTATCAAAGACGCCGTGATCCTCGACGCCATCGCGCGCGGTGAGCTTCCGACGCCAACTCTGCTTGCTGGCGAGACGATGGTGCACGCGCTCCGGCGTGCAACGTGCGGCGAGTGGCGTTTTCCCGCGAAGCTCTCGATCGACGTGGGCCGCGAATCGGCGGCGAACATGAATGAGAACCGCCAAGGCGCG